AGAAGGCGCTATAATTAAAAATTTATATCAAACTTATCCAGGTAGAAAAAAAGAATCTATAGTAAGGATTGCTGCTGGGATTTTTGAAAATACTGGAGTTCAGGTAAAGTATCAGTATTATACTGACGCAAAGATTAAGTTGTGGAGAGATAATCATTATTCTGGTTGGTTTGAGGTAGGTGGTAATTTTCACAAAAAAATAAATGAACACGGATTTACTTCAAAAATTGGAGGTTTATATAGAACTTGGCATAGAGCATTAAATATTTGTGCTGAAACTGGAAAACATTCTTATGTAAATTGTTTTACTGATACCGTGACAAAAGGTTCAACTTTAATAGAACAAAGAGAAAAAATTAAAGAAGAATATATTAGATTGTGTGTAAATCACATTCTTATCTATGGTAAAAATGTTAAGTTTTTACGATTGAATGGTTTATTTCCACAAGCTTGGGGACAAGATAACTGGAAAAAATTTATTAAATTTGACCAAGAAAAAATTGACAAACTAATTAACCTAGAAGTTAAAAGAATTAAAACGAAACCTATAGTTGTAGCTTCTAAATAATAATAGAAAAGGTGGGGGATTTATTCCCCACCTCACCTATTGACATTCCCAAGAGAATCTAGTATAATAAATACTAATATATTATAAAAGGAGATTATGAATAAATTATTAATAATTTTAATGAGTTTGATTCTTGTTAACTGTTCAAGCATACAAAATCCAAAATTATCATTCGGAAAAAAATGTGTAGCAAAAGGTGACCAAGTTCACTATTCCTACCTTTGGATCTATGATAAGGATGCTGGATTGTTAGCTGATGAGATTACTTGCGAATTAATTGATACTAAAAAATAGGAGATATTATAATGTTAAAAGACATTAAAAAGAAGTTTACAACAAAGGGATCCTTTGCAAAGGGAGTTCTAGCCTTTATACTTGTGGTTGCTTTATTAATTATTGTGGCAGACCAAAACAATAAGAAAAGTGCATTACAAGCTGAAGTAGATGGATTGATTGATATTACAGCAACAATAGAAAATCAAAATATAGATAATATTGCTGCTTTAGAAAATATTATTGCTAGTTATGAAGAAGAAGTAGCTGCTTTACAAGGTAGAGTAGTAGAAGCAGATGGTGAAAGAATTAAGGCAGAGATTGAAAGAGCAAGAGTTATAAATCAATTAGAAGCTGTTGGCTTAGAATTAGACGCAAATATAGCTGCTTTAAATGACGCTTTAGAGAACCCTAATTGTCCAGTTGAACCAACTACAGCTACTGAATAAGATAGCATATTGACAATTACTGAAATTTTGATATAATAGACTCTAATATATTATGAAATATAATGAAGATAAAATTGTAGAAGAAATTTTAACTTATATCAAAACTACTTATGACCAACATTACTCAACAGGTAAGGATGGTTTTCAAGTACAAGACTTGTTCAAAACATTGAACATAGGTAAAGATTTTTGCCACGCAAATGCTATAAAGTATTTGTGTCGTTATGGCAAGAAGAACGGATATAATCGTGGCGACTTAATCAAAGCCGCCCATTATATTATATTATTATTAAATTATGATAAGGAGAAAACTAAATGAATATAAAAAATAAGATTGAAGTTTTAAAAGAAACAATTACTTGGTTTAGAAAGCAGATTGAACCACACGATTGTGGTTGGATGCATACCACTATTGATGGTATAAAGCATAGAATAAGTGTATTAAGAAAAGAATTGAGGAAGAAATGAAACTATCAAGTGATACGGTAACCGTTTTAAGAAACTTTTCCGATATTAACCAAAACATATTATTTAAAGTTGGTAATAAACTTAAAACAATGTCCACTATGAAAAATATAGTGGCCAAGGCAGAGATTAAGGAAGACATTGAGCAAGAATTTGGAGTATATGATTTACCCGAATTTTTAAGAGCAATAGATTCTTTTCAATCGCCTGTAATTAAGTTTAATGGCAAAACTAGTATGACAATCAATGATGAGAAATCTACATTGGCTGCTCGTTATGCTTTTGCTGATAAGGAAACGTTGGTTACATCATCTAAAGAAATTAAAATGCCAGATTTATCTGTGTGTTTTCAATTGATGAATAGTAGCTATGAATCTTTAAAGAAACTATTTGTTAATTTAAATTTACCAGACCTTGCAATTAAAGGTGAAAGTGGTAAAATCAAATTAGTTGCTTTAGATAAGAAGAATAGCAACTCAAATCAATCTTCAATAAGTGTTGGTGAAACGGATACTAATTTTACAGCATATATCAAAACAGAAAATTTGAAATTAATTCCTGGTGATTATGATGTAGTTCTATCTAAACAAAAGATAGCACACTTTGTTAATAGCAAAGCGAAAGTTGAATATTGGATTGCATTAGAAGCTGATTCTATTTTTAACTAGAGAAATATCATATTATAATATTATGAAAGAGGTGAAAAACAATGTCAGATTTCCTTTGGGTAGAAAAGTATAGGCCGAAAACTATTTCGGATTGTATTTTAAGTGATGATTTAAAACATACATTTTTAGAATTTTTAAAGAAAAAAGAAATCCCAAATTTATTATTGTCTGGTACTGCAGGTACAGGTAAGACTACCGTTGCACGTGCTTTATGTGAAGAATTAGGTTGTGATTATGTAATGATTAATGGTTCCGATGAAGGTCGGCACATTGATACATTAAGAACACAAATTAAAAACTTTGCGTCCACAATATCTTTAACCGAAACATCTAATCATAAAGTAGTGATTATAGATGAAGCAGATTATATGAATCCAGATTCAGTACAACCTGCTTTAAGAAATTTTATAGAAACATTTTATAAAAATTGTAGATTTATATTTACTTGCAATTTCAAAAACAAAATTATACCTGCCCTACATAGTCGTTGTACCGTAATTGACTTTAGAATTTCTAATGGTCAAAAGGTAACAACGGCTATTGCTTTATTAGATAGACTAATGGACCTTTTAAAAGAAGAAGGTATTAGTGCTGATAAAAAAGTAGTTGCAGAATTAATACAAAGACACTATCCAGATTTTAGAAGAACCATAAATGAATTACAAAGGTATTCAGTAAGGGGTAAAATAGATAGTGGCATTTTAGTTTCAATTTCTGAAATCAATAATAAAGAATTAGTTAGATTATTAAAAGAAAAAAGATTTAGTGATATGAGAAAATGGGTAATACAAAACCTAGATAAGGATCCATCTTCTCTATTCAGTAATATCTATGATGTATTATATAAACATTTGGATTCTAAATCTATCCCACAAGCAGTTTTAGTAATTGCTGATTATCAATATAAGAGTGCCTTTGTTGCTGACCAGGAGATTAATCTTGTGGCTTGTTTAACAGAAATAATGGCACAATGTAAATTTAAATGAGTAATATTAGAACAAGAGAAGATAAATTTTATCATCAAATTTTAGAAAGAAGTTATCATTATGATGATTTAATTTTTAAGAATGTTATTGAAGAGCTTAAAAAAGCACCTAAAATAAAAATAATACCTAAACCTAATAGTAAAATGGGTTTTCTTTCTTTCAAAGATAAAGAAATATTTACTTTTACACAGGTGAAAGGTGTCTATACGGTTATATTAGATTGTAAAAATAATGAAGCAAATATTTATAATGGTCAATCTAATAGTGATAATGGCGGAATTAATAATAGAATTGGTAGGTGTGTAAAACAAGCTCAAGGAGAACAAAGGAATGATGAAAGACACTCGGGAGGTCAATATTTGTATGATAGATTTGGTCCTAGTAAATATTGGCCAGATAACTTGTATGTTCGTTTCATAACACTAAACAGAATAAAAGAGCTTTGCAAGGATATTTCTTTTCAAAAATATTCTAATCCATTTTTTGTTGAATTGCTTGGTGAAGAAGATTCAAATGAAATTATTACAATAGATGATATGACAGACGCTTCTGTCCTTGATTTTTTTGAAAAATTATCATTTGATATAATGGAACCTGTCGCAAATAAAAATAATACCAATCAAGGTAAATACAATAAATTATTTTTAACTCATTTAAAAAGTATAAATGAGGTACCAAGAGCAGATTATGTATGAGCTAAATGAATTTAAATAAAGGAGAAAAATGAACAAAATAATACAAAAGATAGGAGTATGGCACTCCAAGATATTTGGATTTCTTTCTAAAAAAGCAAAGACTTCAAAATTTTGGGCTATCTTATTAACACTCGCTGTGCTATACGAAATTGTAGAACACATAGTCTGGCCTATATTAGTGCCTTGGCTAGTGTACTTACAATGGTTTAAGTAATGGAAAATTACACCCTA